CTCCGCTTGAATCAACTTGGTCACATCAGCCGCCTCGTCAAGGGAAGCGGAAACATGAATTTGTGAGTCAGGAACATATGCCGCAACTCCCATCGGGAGCATGGTGCGGCAATGCTGCGAAAGATCGTGGCACACGCAAAAGGCTTTCTTCAGATAGTCGAAAATCCACCCAGCTCCAAGGATCGACCTGGAGTAGGTGACAAATAACCGTCCATTCTTCCCCGGTTTTGCGAGTTCGGTCTTGAACTTGGCTTCCACCTCGTCCCGGATGGGCTCCTCGTATGAAATGCCAATCCCCAGAGACAGCTCGTGGAACCAAGTCTGGTAGATTCGCTTCTTTGGGAATGAACGGAATTTGAACACACTTGGCATCCTGCGATAGGGCGAGAAGGTGTTGTTCACAACGACAGCGGCCACTAACCCAACATACACCGCGCATGCCAGGGCGGCACACACTAGTTGTAATGGGAAGAGCAGAGCCCGAGTTGTTTTCTTCAGAAAAGTTGGTGACTGTTGCATACGAGAGAAATACGTGTAGATGGCCGAACGGGCCATATCACCGGCTTTGTCCGGCTCCATTCTCGCGTTGATCCTCTCTTCTGCGATTTTCTTTGAATTGGTCGTGAAGCCAAGAAGGTCCTGGTCAAGAACCTGGTTGCGCAAAATAGCTGCTTGGTTATGCTGCAACTCAACTTCATTGTCCCTCGACTTAGTGAGTCTCGACATGGCTTTACAGACATTCTCCCCGCTCTTATCGAGTAGAAGAAAGTCGTTCTTGCCACGGAGACTCATCCCCTCTGTGTAATACAGCTTGGGGTGTTCGTTCGTGGGAGTATCAAAAGTGCCAGCGACAAGGCCGGCACTTGGAGTGTAGAACGCAGAACGGATGATACGAAAGTTGCCATTGTCTGTCACATTCTGCGCGTTCGGATCCCCAACTCCCTCTAGGCGGTGGAAATGGGCCAGATCAAACTCTACCCCAAGGTGCGCGAGCTCACTTTTGAACTCTGCATTTGCTGGGGGAGTGAATGTTCTGGATCCTTTCACCACTCTCCCGAGCTCCATGATCTCACCCACCTCGCGTGTGATGGAAAGCTGCTGTAACTGGAAGACAGTGATGCAGAAATAGTGGATTGTGTGGACCTGAATTGTCAGGGGGAGAGAGGGAAAATCACGGCTGGCGAGGGCCGTGAATGCCCGGAGGTTTGACTGGGTGATCACTGGGCTCGGAAATCGCTTGGAGAGCGCAGCTAGCAACCCCTCATGGTAAATGCGATCCGTCCCGAGGAACTCAATGGTCCCAATGGTCATAGTAGGTGTGGTGACTCGAATGAAAGCTGGGACAGGCACACAGAGGTCCTCGTCGTCCTCTGTGCGCTCGTAACAGCCCGGCATGAGCTGCTTCCACCCGATAAGCTCGTCAACGAGCTCGCTATCTTTCCACGCGTGAACGACAATCTTTCCGTTCTGTCCGTAGAACTTGTTGTTGCCGCGACTAGTGACCAAGCCGCACCTGTCCCAACCGGCCCAGTACCGGTGAGACAGCTCACTGAGCACCACCCCATACACTCGTTGGGCTGGCTTTTCGGAGGCTTCAACCTCCTCGGGGGCTTTCACCTCCGTGATCTCAGGGGCTGCAGGGAG